AGCCGCGACCACATCGGCTGGGCCTTCATGACCTGGAGGGGTTGGAAGCCTGAGGTGTTTACCGACACTGGACGACTCAAAATTGATGAAGGCATTCTACAATCCATCGGAACAATGGAGGCCGATACATTTGGACGGATCTTGGAACTTCAAAAAGCTCTGGGTCAACTCAGTGACGGAGCCAATGCGTGGCTTAAGATGGTTACCAAAGATGGTCGCATACACCATACCTGCCAACTGGCCACGAACACAGGACGGAATGCCCACAGTCGTCCTAACCTTGGTCAAACTTCCTCTGATCCTCGTTGCCGCGAGCTGTTTGGCCCTGGCAAAGGTATGCGTCAGGTTGGTGCTGATGCTTCTGGACTTGAGCTGCGTATGCTTGGCCACTACCTTGCTTTTTATGACGCAGGTGCCTTCGCAGATGTTGTTGTTAATGGAGACATTCATCAACAGAATGCTGATCGGGTTGGTTGCTCCAGAAAGGATGTCAAGACGCTGACCTATGCATTTATCTACGGCGCATCTGATCGCAAGATCGGAGTATCTTTGGATAAGTCCCTCGATGAGAAGAAGGCTGCTCTGCTGGGCAAAGACATTCGTAAAAAGTTCCTGGAGGCTATTCCTGGTCTTGATCAATTACTTAAGGCAGTTAGCAAGCGAGCTGAGTCAGATGTCCTCAAGGGGTTAGATGGTCGTCCCATACGCCTCCAAGGAAAGAAGCACGCAGCCCTTAACTATCTGCTTCAATCAGCTGGTGCCATTGTTTGCAAGCGATGGAATGCTATTGCTTATCAACAAATGGTACATCAACTTGACTACAAATGGGACATTGACTTCCAATGGCTCGGATGGATCCATGATGAAATACAGCTTGCTGTTCAACCACACTTAGTTAATGATGCCAAGTTCCAACTCGAATGGTCGATCGTCCAGGCGGGGAAATACTACAAACTCCGAGTCCCCCTCGCGTCAGAAGCAAAAGAAGGAGCTTCGTGGGCAGAATGTCACTGATACCCACCTTAGGGTTGATGCTGACTTCTTTGCCTATCGAGCCTGTCAATCAGCAGAGATAGAGTTGGACTGGGGTGATGACCTCATCACCATTGCCAGCAACTTCCAGATCGTGCTGGAGATCTTTGAGGGTGAGCTAAACAATCTCAGAAAAAGATTCGACAGCGACCACATCACCCTCTACTTTTCCGATACCAAGAACTTCCGTAAGACCATCTCTGCGGACTACAAGGGTAAGAGAACCAAGCGCAAACCAGTAGGCTATAAGCGTCTGCTGGAATGGTGTGCTAAGCATTACAAAACTGTTCGTTACCCTAATCTGGAAGCCGACGATGCTCTTGGTCTGGAGTGTCACCTTGATCCTTCTGACTTTGTTCTGGTCAGTCCGGACAAAGACATGAAGCAGATCTCCTGCCGCCTCTTTAATGGCGAGGATGAGGTCAACGTGACCCCAGAAGAGGCCGATCACTGGTTCTGGACCCAATGCTTAACAGGCGACCCCGTTGATGGTTACAAGGGCGTTCCGGGTGTTGGTTCCGTAGGGGCCAAGAAGATCCTTGACAAGGCCACCGATCCGTGGGAGGCTATCGTAGCTGCCTATGAAAAGGCAGGCCTTGCCGAGAAGGATGCTCTACTCAACGCTCGCTTGGCACGGATCCTTCGTCCGGGCGAATACAATTCAACCACGAAGGAACCTATTTTATGGACCCCACCCGTCTTACAATAGGGTTAGAAATTAGTCTGGCCCTTGTTGTTCTCTACTTACTGGATCAAAATTTCTTCCATTATGTGGACCTACTCCTTCAAACTTTCCGCACCAGAATCGCTTTACAAATCCATCAACGAGTTCTTGGATTTAGACTCTGGCTTGACCGACAAGCCCTCATCCACCGAGGACCCGTGGGCAGACTCTGGAACGCCTACAGCCTCTGGAAAATTCGAAACAACCCAGCCTACAAAGAGTTCTTCGAAAGTCGTGAGTAAGTATTCACCCGCCCACTATCAGCGTGGCAAGATTCAAGTCTGGGACTTTATCAGTGACCAGAACCTTGACTTCCTTACTGGCAACGTTGTTAAGTATGTGTGTCGAGCCGGGCTCAAAGATTATGAGTCCGAGCTGGATGATCTGCTGAAGGCCAAGGCCTACATTGAAAAGAAGATTGCTCAAGTCTCTGAGGGTCGTAATCGATGATTAGTCCGTCGCTGCTCCAGCAGGCCATTACCTTTCGTGAGGTGATGGATCAGCCGCTCAACACACCGGATGAGAACGTTCACGAACTTCAGTTCAGACTTATCGCAGAAGAATATAACGAACTTCGTGATGAGTTTGAAGCTGAATTAGATGGAGTACTGACTGACCAATTAAAGGAGCTGGCAGACCTCGTGTTCGTCTGCTACCAATACGCAGCCGCTCGTGGCTGGGACCTGGACACCGCAATGCGACGGGTGTTCGAATCAAACATGAGCAAACTGGTCGATGGGAAGCCCCTACGTCGAGCAGATGGTAAAGTGATGAAGGGGCCTAACTATCAACCACCTATTCTTGACGACCTCGTATGACCAGCTACGCTGACCTGGGAGACCTCCCCAACACTATCGCCCGGACCGGTCGCGTTCAATCGTGGATCGACAATCCGGAATCTCGCCTTCCTGTCAGTTGCACCGTGTTTGTCGTTGAGGACAGCATGGAAGGACCGGAGGGCATTGAAGCCTCCTGGCGCTTCGTCTCACACGCCCTTCGCAATGGTGCTGGAGTTGCTGTCCACCTTTCTAAACTCCGTCCTCTCGGGGCTGAGAATGGTCGCGGTCTTACTGCGTCTGGCCCTGTTTCTTTTGCTCGCATCTACTCTGCTCTTAATGAAACCCTCAGGCGCGGTGGAGTCTACAAAAACGGAGCTGTTGTTTGTCATCTTGACTATACTCATCCCGATGCTATTGATTTCATTCGTGCCAGTCGTTCGGATCTGGCATGGGTAAAGCGATGCTTAAATGTTGACAAAAACTTTCTTGATGTTGCTTCTCCAGAGCTGATTGCTGCCACCCTTGATGGAATTAAGAAGGGCGACATCTGGCTAAACCAGATCCGCTTTGATAGCAACGGAAAGCGTATTTATGGAAATGTCTGCCTTGAAGTTTATCTACCTAGTCGTGGCACTTGTCTTCTTCAGCATGTCAATCTCGGTGCTTGTACGGTAGATGATCTCGTACCTGCATTTGTGGAGGGCATGAGTTCTCTGATTGCTCTTCACGGACAGACTGGTGTTGGAGAAACTGGGGAATACCTTGCCCCTGAAGTAGACCGTCAAGTTGGCCTGGGTGTTCTGGGGCTGGCAAACTTCTTGGCCTATCATAAGGTAACCTACAAAGAGTTTGGTAAAGCCCTCGATGCTTACTTCACACGTCGTCTCACCGGCTCTAGAGCCGAAGTCCTTGTCACTGAGCTTGCAACAGCGATTGACACGGCAGCACAGTTGGCCCGTCAGGCTAAAATGGATAGGGCGTTTGCTATTGCCCCTACCGCTTCTTGTAGTTACAGCAATATCGATCTTCGGGGCTATACTACCACTCCAGAGTTGGCTCCTCCTATTAGCCGCCACATTGATCGTGACTCAGGGACGTTTGGGGTTCAGTCGTATGATTACCCGCCCGATTGCGAGATTGCTTCGGAGGTAGGCTGGCAGGACTACAAGCGGGTTGCTGATGGCATTGTCCGTCTGTTTAGAAACACCTTCTTGTTCCATGGCTACTCCTTTAACAGCTGGAGTGATGTCGTCACCTACGACGAACAGTTCCTTCAGGAGTGGCTCACCTCACCACAGACTTCCCTCTATTACGCCCTTCAGGTAATGCCTGATACCCAAGCCAAGGATGATGCCCTGGCTGCCCTGGATGATGACTACAAGGAACTGTTTTCCTTTGAGGAGGATGTGGATCCTGATTGTGGTTGTCCTAAAGTTAAACCAATTGATGAGCCCTGTATCCCCTGCGGAGAATGAATACCCTGTCCCCCTATGCCCAAGTCATTGCCCGTAAACGTAAGTGGACCCCAGTAGCTGTTCAAGCTGGTAAGCTGGTTGAGGGTTCTGAGGATGCGATTCGTCGTGCTCTTGGCCTTCGCCACCTAGAACTACCGGTCCGTGAGTTCCTTCAGCAAGGTCTAGAAAAGGAACTGCCAGCTACTGCCGGTGTTGTGGATGCTCTCAAGAGTAATCAACTGGATGAAGAGCGTCACGACCAAGCTCTCAACTATGTGGTTGCTGCTCATGGCACCGATAATAAGGCTGAGGCCGAAGCCAAACATATCCTTAAGGCCTGGCTTGATGCTCCAGAACACCCTATTCTAAAGGCAGCGATCCTTGAACGCAGTGTCTTCTTCGTCATCCTTCCCTTCTTCCGATTCAACGGAGACATCGGTATCCGTACCACAGCAGCCGACATCAGTCGAGACGAACAGACCCACGTTGCGGTCCACTCAATGGTCTGCTCCGAGCTGGGCCTCAAGTCCACACCAAGCCTCAATCGATTACGCAGAGCGACTGTGGGATGGGTAGTGGATGGATTGTCCTCATCAGAGAATAAGTATCTGAACAAGGACTTCTGGCTGAAACAATCCGATTCCCTCTATGAACGTGGTAAGGCTCCTGGCCTATCCGATACCCAACGTGCTCGGATGCCTGCGTTCTTTGAGGCTGCCAACACTGACCTGCCTCAATATGGTTAATAATTACCTTGAAGCCGAAGAACTCCCTCTATCCAGAGTGGTAGGGGGACAGGTTGATCTTGTCAAACTGATTGAAGAGCTTGATGAGATGTATCCTGACCGGTACCCCGAATACGATATTTGCGAACGACGAATGGCCTTCCATGCGGGGGCTGTTGCTATTATCCGTTATCTTAAAGGAAAGATTTAATCATGTGTCTTGGTGCTCCTAGTGCTTCAGCGCCGCCGCCCTCGCAGCCGCCTACGCCTCCTACTCCTCCAGAACCAGTAATGACTGGCAAAACTCCCACCAAAGTTTCTCCTGTTCGATCTTTAAGAGCTGCTTCCCGTCAGGCAGGTCAAGGTGCTTCTCGCCTTGCTATTCCTCTCAGCATTGGTGGTGGGTCTCAGACTGGACTTAACATCGGTAAATAACATGGAAAATCAGACTGCCGCTTCCAGATATGCAAGGTTATCTAGCGACAGAACGATCTTCCTTGATACCGCTAGAGACTGTGCTGCTCTTAGTATTCCACATTTGTTGACCCCTACTGGATCAATGAATGGCCAAAAACTTCCTACTCCATGGCAATCCGTTGGGGCAAAGGGAGTCAATGTGATGGCTTCTAAACTGATGCTTAGTCTGTTCCCTGTGAACACGACATTCTTTAAGCTTCAGATTAACGATGGAAAGCTGACCAGTAATCCAGAAATTAATGCAAAAGTTCGCTCCGAAATTGATCTTAGTTTGGCTAAGATGGAGCGGGTTGTTATGCAATCAATTGCTGAATCCCAAGACAGAGTGATTCTTCATCAAGCGATGAAGCATCTTATTGTCACTGGTAATGCTCTAGTGTTCATGGGTTCAAAGGGTATTAAACTGTATCCTTTGGATCGTTATGTTGCTGTAAGAGATGGGGAAGGACAACCCATTGAGATTATCACTGTTGAAGCAGTTGATCGTCAGTTCCTTCCCAAAGAGCTTCAAACCTCTGATAAAAAGAACGTCAATGCTGTTGATGATACCAGCGGAACAGCCGCAGTGGCTGATATTTCTGTTGGTGAAGGTGAAGCCGTTGTGTATACATGGGCTAAACTGATCAACAATCAATGGGTTTGGAAGCAAGAGGTTGATGGGGAAGTAGTTCCTAATAGCCTCAGTAAAGCCCCCAAAGAGATTACTCCTTGGCTTCCCCTACGTTTCAACGTTGTTGATGGTGAGGACTATGGTCGTGGACGTATTGAAGAATACCTTGGCGATCTTAAGTCTCTTGAGGGACTTATGCAAGCAATGGTGGAAGGTTCCGCTGCTGCTGCTAAGGTGGTCTTTTTGGTATCTCCTTCTGCTACCGTCAAGCCTTCTCTTCTGGCAAAGGCTGGAAACGGGGCAATCATTCAGGGCCGCGAAGGCGATGTTGTTGCGGTTCAGGTTCAAAAGCAGGCAGACTTTGCCACCGCTTACCAAATGATCACCCAGCTAAATCAAAGGCTGAGTGAAGCATTCCTCATTCTTACTGTGAGGCAAAGTGAGCGCACAACTGCTGAAGAGATTCGTGCTACTCAACAAGAACTCAATGAACAGTTGGGTGGTATTTACGGTAACCTAACCGTAGAACTCTTGCGTCCATACTTGAATCGTAAGCTGTCCGTACTTCAACGTAGTGGTGAAGTTCCTAAACTTCCCAAAGGAATTGTATTTCCTACCGTTGTTGCTGGCCTAGAAGGTGTGGGTCGTGGTCAAGACAGGGAATCTCTTATGATGTTCCTTCAGACTGTGTCCCAGTCTCTTGGGCCTGAGATCATGATGAAGTTTATCAATCCTGACGAAGCCGTTAAGCGTCTTGCTGCGGCCCAAGGTATTGATATCCTGAATCTGGTCAAGACTCAAGAACAACAGAATGCTGAAATGCAGCAAATGCAACGTCAGCAGGCTCTTCAATCCTTGACGGAACAGGCTGGCCAATTTGCTGGCTCTCCGTTGATGGATCCTAGTAAAAACCCTCAAGCACTCGATGGCATCCAACAGACGCTCCAAAACCTTGGAGGAACAGGAATCCTTCCAGGAGGACAGCCTCAACAACCTCCAGCGCCAGCGCCTACCCCAGGAGCCCCAGGACCTTAATCCTGAAGAATACGAGGTTGCCGATGAGGCAATTGAATTGAATACACGAAACAAATACGCTGGCAAGCCAAAGGTACGAGCCAACAAATCTCGGCCTTTGGTTGGAAGCCACGGTCCTAAAATCACTCAACCCACCTTTGGCGTCGTTACTGGCGTCTATCACTAATGCAAGAAAACACCTTTGACTCGACTGATGATCTCGACGCCAAAGAAAGTCGTCTTACCGAAGAAGCTCGCCTTGCAGAGATTGGTGAAAAACTAATTGAGCAAGAAGAAGAACGAGAGCAACGTAAATATGATCAGGCCCGCGAGGACGCTGAATCAGAACTGCGTTATGCTGGTAAGTTCAAATCTGCTGAGGATCTTGAAAAGGCTTATAAAGAGCTGGAAAAGAAACTTGGACAGAAAGAGAGTAATGATCCTCCCGTGGAAGAAGAATCCAATGAAGAGGAGTCATCAGAAAATGAAGAGGAAGATCAGGAAGAAGAGGTTGCTGTTTCTGAAGAAGCTGAATTTCTCAAGTCTGCTTCTGAAGAGTATTATTCTAACAACAATCAACTTAAGCCTGAAACCATTCAAAAGCTTAAGGAGATGCCTTCGGAGAAACTTGTCGAGGCATACCTAAATAATGTCAGAAACTCGCCAACAGTAGCACCTCAGGTCTTAACAGATGCTGATGCTAAATCGATTGTTGATTCTGTTGGCGGTACTGATTCTTACAATCAAACACTTGCTTGGGCAGCGGATAATCTTTCCCCCACTGAAGTTGCTGCGTATGACAACGTAGTTAACAGTGGAAATAAGGATGCAATCTTTTTTGCTGTTCAGGCTCTTAACCAAAAGTATAAAGATTCCGTGGGATTCGAAGGACAACAGGTCTCTGGCAAGAATGTGCGAAATTCCGTTAAGGGGTTCCGTTCACAAGCCGAACTGGCTCAAGCCATTTCTGATCCTCGCTATCGTAATGATCCTGCCTATCGGCTGGATGTAGAAACAAAGCTTGCCGCTTCTGGCGATTTGCTTTGACTAATTGCCCGCGTCCGTGGCATTAAAACGGCGAATGTACACCGGATTGGATTCCCCGGTGGATGGTGAACCGTCCCGCTGCCCTTCGGCGCGGACAACTAAATACCGCCCCCAACTATGTCTGGGGGTCGCTGGGATTGGCATGGTGTGCTTCGCTTGGGTTCGATTCCCGACTTTCCCCCTTGAGGATGGGATAACCTCGTTAAAAACCCAGTTCGAACTGGAGTATTGGCCCGGTGCGCTGGATACCCAATACAACGGACGTATTACCCAAAAAACTGAATACTTCGAATCCGGATAAAACCCAAGTACTTGGAAACGTTATATCAACTTTATTTTCTTAAAAGACAATGACTGCAACTCTTACCCAACTCGGCCAGGCCAATAAGGCCGGCGATACTAAAGCTCTTTTTCTGAAACTCTTTACGGGTGAGGTGTATGAAGCCTTCCGTAATGCTACGATTGCAAAAGGTCTGGTTCAGAACCGTACCCTGCGTAACGGCAAGGAAGCCCAATTCATTCACACCGGTCGCATTTCGGCTGGTTACCACACCCCCGGCACCGCTATCCTCGGTTCTGGCAACCCTCCTGTGGCTGAGACCACCATCGCAATGGATGACCTGCTGGTCGCCAGCGCGTTTGTGTATGATCTGAACGAGACCCTGTCTCAGTATGACATCCGTGGCCCCATCGCCCGTCAGATCGGCCAGAGCCTGGCTGAATTCTATGACCGTCGTATCTTCCGCGTTCTGGACCGTGCTTCGGGCCTGAGTGCTGCTGTGACCGGCGAACCCGGTGGCTTCCAGGTTAACCTGGGTGCCAACAAGGAGTATGATGCTCAGGCCCTCGTGGATGGTTTCTTTGAAGCCGCTGCTCGCCTGGATGAGATCGCTGCTCCTAAGGATGGTCGTGTGGCCGTGCTGGCTCCTCGTCAGTACTACGCCCTGATCAGCCAGGTTGATACCAACATCCTCAATCGTGAGTATGGTAACAGCCAGGGCAACCTGAACAGCGGCGAAGGTCTCTATGAGATCGCTGGTATCCGCATCTACAAGTCGAACAACATCCCCTTCCTGGGTAAGTATGGTTCGGCTGCTGGTACCGCCATCGACGCTGCTGCTGTGACCGGTGAGAACAACAACTACGGTATTGCTTCGAACTTCACCAACAGCTGTGGTCTGATCTTCCATCGTGACGCTGCTGGCGTTGTCGAGGCGATCGGTCCTTCGGTCCAGACCACTGGTGCCGACACCAAGGTCATCTACCAAGGCGACGTGATCGTCGGTAAGCTGGCCTATGGTGCTGGTCCCGTGCGTGTGTCCTGTGCCGGTGCATTCCGCAACGTCTGATAACTCCTAATTTGGAGATTATTAGGAACAAGTTAGGAGGTCTCTACGGGGGCCTCCTTTTTTTTATACCCGTGTCTGTCCAATGACTTTTGCTACCACACAGCTTGAAGCTGTCAATCAAATGCTTACTGGCATCGGACAGGCTCCGGTGACTTCTCTTGATTCGTTTAATCCTGAAGTGGCTGCGGCACTTAGCATTCTTGATGATGCTAACCGTTCTGTTCAAGGAGAAGGGTGGAACTTCAATACTGAATACAAGTATCCATTCATCTCTGATGTGAACGGCAACATCTATGTGCCAAATACTATTCTGCAAATTGCAGATAACAAGATTGCTAATGTACAAAAATACCAGACCGTATTGCGCCAAGGCCGGCTTTACGATAAAATCAATCACACCTACACCTTTCCCGCTAACACCACAATTTACTGTGATGTGATCTGGGCATTCAACTTTGAGGATCTTCCACAAATCTTTAAGGATTACATCACCATCAAGGCTACTCGTATCTTCTATGATCGTGTGGCAGGCGATATTGATGCAGTGAAATTTAAGATCTTTGAATCAGATGAGGGGATGGCCAGAGCCAACTGTTTGTCTTATGATACGCAGACCTCCGAAGCCAACATCTTTGGAATTGAAACTGGTCAAAACTATTACATTTCATTCACACCATACCGAGCATTGGCACGCTAATGGCTACTATTTCTCAGAAAATTCCTAACCTAATTGGTGGGGTTTCTCAACAAGCAGATGCATTTAAGCTTGCTGGGCAGCTTAGGTCTTGTACTAATTACTTTCCAGACCCCGCCTTTGGACTAATCAAACGTCCTGGTCTAAAGGGTATTGGAAAGCTGAGTGGAGCCGCAGCAAATGGCACTTGGTTCATGGCTATCCGTGATGATCAAGAGCGTTACATTATTCAGTTTTCAAAAGCTGGAGTATTGAAAATTTGGGATGCTGAATCTGGTGTTCCAAAAACAATCAATACTCCAGCTGCCAGTGCTACAACTTACGCAACGCATTCCGATTCAGCTGATCTGGCACTGCTACAGATTAATGACTATTATTTTGTTCTGAACAAAACAGTAGTTACCCAAATGGCAGCGGCAACAAGTGCTGCTCAGACTTATTTTGCATTTGCTCTAGTTAATGCAGTTGGTGGTGATCTTACCTATACCATTACTCTAGATGCCTCTACTTATACTATTACCAGTTCTTCAACAAGTAATAGGTTAAATGACGTACTTACAAGTCTAACTGCGTCTATTAATGCTGGGGGTATTTTTACAGCTACAGCAGTTGGCAATGCTATTTACATTGTTAAGAACACTGGAGCAGATTTTACAATTAAGGCTTCTGGTGGTGCCACTGGAAATGCATTAGAGGCTTTCAAAGGAGAAGTGCCATCGATTGCTAGTCTTCCTCAGCAATTCAAAAATGGAGCAATTATTAAAGTTGCTGGAGATGTTAACTCCAATGGTGATGATTACTATGTAAAATTTACCACAGATGGTGGAGGTGCTTATGGCTCGGGTTCTTGGAAAGAGACCATTGGTTATAATGTGCCTCTTCGGTTTGATGGTACCACCATGCCTCATGCTATTATTCGTGAAGCTGATGGATCTTTTACTTATCGTAATCTAAACCAAACAGCTGTTACCCCAACAGCCACACTGACTGGTGTTCCTCAAACAATATCGATTACCAATAATTCTTTTGGTAAGTATCAAGTTGGAGAAAGCTTTTCGGTTAGTGGAGGTACTGGTACAGATCTACGTCTTCGTGTAACTAGTACTTATACTCGTACCGTAACCACCACGTCTACAAACACCTCCATAACTGATTATGTTCAGTTGGTGTATGTGACAATTAATGGCATTCCCACAGCTCGGTATCGTTGGTATGTAGATGGTTCTCAAATTGCTGAAACCACTACTCCTAATGCTATTACGGTTGGAAACAAACAAATTTCTCAGAATGGAGCCTTTGCTCCAGCTCCTCCGCTGACTACAACCAAAGCGGGTTTAACTATTATTACGTCCTTTCCAAACACAATCAATGGTGTTGAGATTATCCGTCCAGGACGTAACTACACAGCCTCTAACGTTGTCAGTTCCGAGTTTGGTGATACCTTTACCATTAACACTGTAGCATCAACCACGGGCACTGTAGACCTGGCTGCTGGTCAGTATTGGAATGATCGTGTTGTTGGCGATATTGAATCAAATCCAGATCCTACCTTCATTGGTTCAACAATCAGTGGCATTAACTTCTTCAAGAATCGACTGGTATTCTTCAGCAATGATAATGTAATTTGTAGTCAAGCTGGAAGTTACTTTGATTTCTTTGCTAGTACTGTTATTACCATTGTCAATAGCGATCCAATCGATATTTCTTGTGGATCTCAAAAGCCTATTCAACTGAGACATTCGCTTCAGATTCCACGAGGACTAATGCTGTTTGCTGATAATGCACAGTATATCCTTGAAACATCTACTGAAGCCTTTAGTCCTTCAACCGCTGAAATTAACCTTGTTTCTACATTCAGTCAAGATATTAAGGTTGCTCCGGTTGATGCGGGTAATAGCTTTATGATTTTGGATCAAAGCTCACGAGCATCCAGCATTCGAGAAGTTCTGATTACTGATTCCCTTACAAAACCACAAACAGCAGACATTACAAAACCTATACCTTCGTACTTGCCTGCTAAAGTTACGTCATTTAAGGGAAGCACTACTTCTAATACTCTTGTTCTACTTTCAGATCAAGAAAAGAATGCAATTTACATGTATCGTTGGCTGGTTAGTGAAGGCAAGTCGTTAATGAATAGCTGGTTCAAATGGGTTTTACCTGGAAACATTTCCTTGGTTAACTTTGATGATGAATCGCTTTATATTGTTACGCAGCAGCCAAACGCATTTCTAAGTAAGGTAAATTTGGTTACTGAGTCTTCCAGTGGGGCCTTGCTATATGAGGATACCTATGTGGATACTCGACTGGATTTTTATAATTACAATCCTCAAACCATTTATTTAAGCGGCACTAACGAAACAAAGATCTGCTTTAAGGATGGACTTGAATCATTTACTGGCACCGCTACTGTTGTATCACTAGATCCGATCAATCCTGGATGGGTTAATAACCTTCCTATTCAATACGATGCTGCTGCTCCTGTTGGACAAAAGTACTTTGTATTGCTAGAAGGAAATCAAACTTCCTATCAATGGGCTTTGGGTATCACTTACGAAGCAGAAGCTACGTTGCCTGCGTTGTACTACAAACCCACCGAAAACAGTGCGGATACCCTTAACATTCCTACAATTTATCGGGTAACTGTTAGTAGTTATAACTCAGGTCCTTATACAGTAGAAGTTGATGCAGATGGGCGTAATTCTTATTTGGCTGAACTTCCCCAAATTACAGCCAATCTTTATTTAGCTCAAACGCTTCCGATGCTTCGAAATATTGCCAACACGATTCCTGTTATGGCTAAAGCAGATCAGGTATCAATTACGCTTAAAGCTGATTACCCCTTCCCCACCGCCATCACAAGCCTAACATGGCAAGGATCGTTTACAACCAAAGGAGTGACAAGGCAGTAAATTTAATTCGCCCTGCCACTGTTGAAGATGCTTTCTATGTGGCATCAAATCTTCAAGAAGACGATCATCAAGAACTAGAGGGTCTTGGTCATACAAATATGGACCTGGCCCTCTCCATTTCTGTTTTGTCTTCTGATTTCAGTGTTACCTTTTTGAATCCTAAGGGTGACCTCTGCGGAATTGCGGGGGTATCCAGAACAGATGCCCATTGCGGATCCATATGGATGCTAACCACACCACATGTCCGTCCGTATCCAAAACTTTTTTTTAAGGAAGCAAAACGATGGGTCGATCAAATTACTTCCTATGATGTCCTTCATAACATTGCTGATCCACGAAACTCGCTTCACATGAAACTTCTCCATATGCTTGGATTTAAGAAGCTCATGTATCGCACTGTGGGTCCTGACCGTTTAACCTATGTTGAATTTGCTAAGTTAACAAAATGTGTGATGTCGCAATCGCAATTGCTGCCGTCAGTGCAGTTACTTCCGGATTAGGTTCTATTGCTTCTTATCAAGCCGAACAGCAGGCTTATGCGGGACAGATGGCTGCGTATCAGGCTTCTCAGGAGGCCTACAACCGCCAGATTAAACTTAACGCTGAGGCTGCCAACCGCGCCTATGTTGCGGACCAGATGAAATTGAAAAACGAATACGATAAGTCAGCAGTTGAATCTCAAAAACTTATGACTAATGCCCTCCAAGCTCAAGGAAACATCCTGGCTTCTGGTAGGGTTGGTCAATCCGTTGGTATCCTTGCCCAGGATGCTGAAAGAAGTTTTGGCAGGGACATGGCAACGCTTGGCATGAATCTTGGCTATGCCAACGAGGATTACTTGCTCAGCAGTCAGAATACCTTCCAACAGGCTGAAAGTGCTAATGCTGCAGCTGCTGCTGGTAGGATGATTAGGCCAACTGCTCCAAGTGGTCTTGGTCTCGTATCGGGTATTGGCAGTTCGATTATTGGTGGCCTTGGAACCTATAATGAATTTGCAGCTCCAGATAAAAAGATTGGGGGTAAGTAATCCATGGCTAGTATTTATGATCCACAGGGCCCTCAGGTTTCTCTTGGTGGTCCGTCTGTATCTCCAGGCTTTAGTCCTACAAGAACTTACGATCCAAGTCAACAAATGCTTCAGGCTGTTGAACAACAGTCACAGCTTAAAAATAGAGAAATTGAACAACTAACTGCCTTTAGTTCCACGCTATCTAAGTTCGTTCAAGAACAAGGAGAACAATGGAAAAAGGGTGAGATTGCAAAGGGCTTTTCTAAGTTCATTAGCGGTGGTGGTTCTCTTTCTCCTAAGTATCAACAAGAGCATAAAGAAGCAGAAGTTCGTCTCAGTGATGCAGCCAAACGGGACAATCAATTGGCAACGGTTGCTGAAACCATTCCTAATGCGGAGGGTGTTTCTGCTGGCATTCGAAACAATTCCCCAGCTCTGACTGGATGGCAGGCCTACGGCTACAGCATTGCTCAGGCTCAGAATGCTCCATTCTCTCTTGCTAACTACATCAATAAGGCAAGAAGTGAGAATGCTGTTATTCGTGATCCAGATACCGGGGTAGATATTACCATCGGTCCTCGCATGGGTAGGGCTCAGGCCGAACGCGCCATGGAGTTACTTACCGAGAAGTGGTCACTGGAAACAGGCATTTCTAAGATTAATCCTCAGGTGTTGATGGAGCACGCAGCAAATAACATTGCTGTTACCAAGCTTCGGATCATGGAGGATTGGGGTAAAGAACTGGATAGCAATGCCAAGGCTCTTCAGCAGGATATTGCGTTTAAGAACAGTGTTACCGCTATTGGTGGTATTACTGATCAAACAACTGCTGCCACAGCTTCTACGGCTTTAGAAAAGATCCTGAGTCCATATTCATATCAGGAAATTAATGAACAGTTTCCAAAGATTCTTGCTGCTGCTTATCAGGAAAAGGTGGCAGCTGGAGATCAACTTGGAGCCACTGCTTTGCTTACGAATCTTGGCAGCACCAGGCATCCGTCTGGCGTTGGTACCTATCGGGAACGCTTTCTTACAACGTTCCAAGATCTGGAAAGCAAACTTCAGGAGTTCGGGGCTGATCAAGAAAAGGCCAGGAAGGCTGATCAACTTGCGCTGTTCCAACAAGAAGCTGAGCGATACAATAATCTTCCCGCTGCTCAACGTGATGCCTTTATCAACGATCCAACCAATGGTCTTCTGACTCGGATGCGCCTTGCTGGCATGTCTGAAGAGGAGATCAATAAGGCCCGTACTGGTGGTAGCACATCATTTGAGATTGCTCTATTGAAGGGCCTCCGTGATGGTAGTCTTCTTGTAGGATCTAATAAGATCACCAAGTCAGTTCTGGATACCTACCTGGCTAATGGTACGATTGATAAAAGTGTCTACGATCAGGCCGTTGCTAATCCGGAACTTGCTCAGCAACAGACGGTTAACGATGTCTTTAAGGATGCTAAGGATCAGGCAGTCAATCTGATTCGAGCATGGCAAACCCAGTCGTTTACTGGCTCTACTGTACCCTCAGAGGCCTCCAAGGCCCAGGCTAAGGTGGTTGCGGAGGTAGCCATTGCCAAGGCTATGTCCAAATATCAAGGCGCCATCCAGGCCCAGGTAGATGCCAATCAGCCGATTAACATTATTAAGGTTTCCCAAGACCTGGCAGCTTTGGCTCGTCAGGAACTTAGTGATGCCAACTCAGCTTATTACTGGAATCCGGATACCCATTCGGCACCTAATCTTCAAAAAGCCACCGACAAGGCTCCATCCACAGTTCCTCCAACCTTCACCACAACCCTACCAAAGAACGTCATAGACGCAATTACCAATAGAGTTTCATCCAAAGCAGCTCCTGTTCTTGATCCAACAGCAGTTGATCTTCCCGCCCAAATGATTGCCAATGAACAGTTGGCAGTTAATCAAGGCGGTAAAATATCCAGCAGCATTGTTAACATTGCTAAGGCTTCTGGATATAAGGATGTTAATCGGTATCTCTCTGATCAAGCTACTAAAAATGGCATGACGTGGACGCCGAACTCTGATCAACAAACATTCTTACGAAATGCAAAAACAGTTTCTCCTAGCATCGCTGCTCGTCTTGCCGGTGAACTTACACCTTCTGAACGGCGGCGCCTTACACAACAGCTGGAAACAATACGAACCCAGCAGCAAACAAAGGCGTCACTTTCGGCAGCAACGGCGCCTGGGGGAACCTATGCCACATTCCAGAATGATTTGATTCAGCGGGAAGGCGGCGGTACGGATCCGTACGGACAGTACAACTTTGGATTCGCCCGCAGTGGTCCCGCAGATCCAAACCTTACCAACCTAAAGGTGAGGGATGTTATTCGTGGTAACTATACGATCAATGGTCAGCGTGTTGTTCACTTTGGAGCCTATCAATTTAAGGCCGACACCTTTGCAGCTGTTGCTAAGAAGGCCGGTATTTCAATGGATGCTCCATTTAACAAAGAGACCCAAGATCGTGCGTTTCAAGCGGTGGTGCTTGAAGGAGCCCTTCCTTGGAGGAACCGTTTGAATGACTATATGTCTGGCAAGGTTCCTGATACCGCTGCTAACAGAGCTGCTGCCATTCAAGACCTTCAAAATGAATGGACATCCATGAAGAATCTGACCCCGGCAAAGCTTGGGTCGTATCTTCAGAACATGAGGATGGAACGGCAACAAAGCACTGTTGATCCAAATCTGGGCACTCTGCCTCCTCCGCAACGGACTGTTCGCGTTGGACAGATGCTGCTCAACATGGGCGTTAAGATTTGGCAACATCCAAACTTTGATCTTAATAAAGGATACATTGAAAAGGGTGGTAGAGTTGGTCGTCATTCCGACAGTTCACGCCATTATGCTGCTAGTGCCCTTGACCTTCCTCTTTCGCATAACAGTGTGACAGAGCTTGATAAGACGTATGATTATCTAAAGAACAATGCTGCGGCATTGGGCATCACCGAACTGTTCTGGGACCGTAAGGGTTATTATCAGAACGGTAAGTTGATTGGTGGACCACGGTCCAAGGCCATTCCGGGCCATGATACTCATCTTCACGTCGCATTCTAACTTGGGAATCAAAGGGACTTTCTTGCGAGAGGGTCCCTTCCCACAACACATCATTTACCCTTGAGGGGGTTCCATTAAATGCCTAGTCTTACTGATTCGTGGGATTCTCAGTATTCATATCAGGACACCACATCAGTTCCTGCGCTTGATTCTGGGAAAACTAATTCTCAAATTGAAGAAGAAAATCGCAACAAACAAACCAAGGCTGCGATTCAAAAATCTAGACAGATTAAAGAAAAGGCCGCAGTTGACAAAGCGAAGAAGCGGGCTAAAGGTCGTCCCAAGCGTAATCGGGAATCATGGAACCCCGCACAGGTGCTTGGTCAAACCATTGGCGATGCTGCTAAGGCTCCGTTTGAAGCGGTATCAGAGGCTGGCAGGCCTATTGTTGCTGCTGGCGGTGAGTGGGTGGACAAGAACGTTTATGGTATTCGAGATGTCAAACAGCTTGAAAAGCGTAAACAGATAAGGCTTGGTAAGGAAAAATCAGACCTGGTTGTAAAGGGTGAAGAGACTCGTGGCGAACGGCAAAAACAACTTAAGCCAATCGCTGAAACCGCTAAGATGCTGCTTAAGGGTTCAGGCCTAGGCATCATTGAAGACTATGGTTCACGAGCCGTCACTGCCGGTCAAGAGATCATCGCCCGCACGGGTGAGCTGATTGGCGCCCCTGTGGCCCCTGAACAGGACCCTAGAAGCGATAGGTACATCAAGGCTCAGATCGACTTTGGACTCACTCCAGAGGATCCTATGATGGCCAAAGGAGCCGAACTCCTAAAGCTTATCAATGGTGCTCGACTGCTCCGCCGGATTGCCCCTGGAGATGTCAGTAAGAATAAGATGGCCAGCTTTACTCGTGATCGGAGTCTGGACTTCTTTGCTGGCTTCATCCACGCTGATACCTCTGATAAGGGTGGTCCTACTCTTCTTGCCAGGCTAGATGAGGCTTTGCCTGAGAACCTTCGTCAGTTTGTTCCTGCTGCTGTTCTTGGCGATCCTAACTACGACAGTGAGGCTCGGTATCGAGTGCTTGCTGGTCTTGAAGATATGGGTCTTGGTATTGTTGCTGATGCTGTGGGTGCCAGCTTTAAGGCACTTGATATATTTCGTACCAAACTTCGCCCATTCGGCAAAGCAGTCACTGATGAGACCCGCGCAGAAGCCATTTCGGAAGGAGTTAAGGTCCTCAACAAGGAACTGGATAACGCTGCTTCTAAGGCATCCGTAAAGGAAACCGAGGAGGCTATTCGGTGGAATGATGCCGATCAGCTGACCCGTGATGAGGTCCTTACTAAGATTGATGATATTAAGCGTCGTCAAGCCGATCCTTGGGAAGACAGTGCCGAACTTAAAAAGCAACTGGATGCTGCCAATGATGAACTGAAGGATATTGATAACAACATTCTTCAACGCTCTGAAGGTATGCCCAGTGGAGCCAGCCGGGTTGAAACTGCTGCTGACATTGGTAAGTTTGACATTCCTGAGGCCATCCTCCAGAATCGTGTCTGGATTACGGATGCTGCCACGAAGAGGGCCAACATGAGTGATGGCTGGAGGGCCCAGATTGACGAAGCTCTTGACTATTACAAAGATAATATGGAGAGCCTGTATCGTCGATATAAGCCCTCCGAAGTCAAGCGTATTGTTTCTGCCATCGATCAACAGGTTCTGGATTCGTATCAATCGGTTCTGGATACTGCTAAGTCGGCAGAAGAAGTCCAACAGGCCATGTTGGATACCTTCCGCAAGGAGGGGCAAACCTTTACTGGCGAAGTTGGTACTGAACAAATCAAAACCAAGGCACTTGTTGTTACCCAAGCAATGATGCGTCGGCTGTCTGAGAAGGCAGCCAACATTGGTGATGATTATCTCAGGTCTGAATCTGCTGGTCTTCCTGAGGGTAACCACTTTGACCGCCTTGTTGATCAGGTGGCTGGCCTTGCTATGCTTCGCAAAGAGTCCTGGTCGCTTGAAGCTGGTCGCCGTCTGGCTGCTGGTAAGACATGGAAGGGCACTCTGGATGAACTTGCTGCTCGGGAAACCGAAGAGGGCGGCACTGTTCTTACCACAAAGCTGCTGCGTAAGTGGGCAGATCATGTTAAGTATTTGATGAGGACTGGTGATCCAGCTGCTCGTACTGAATCTCGGCAGATGGCCCTTGCTATGGCGCTGTCTGGTGGTGATCCGGCAAAGACAATTAGCTTTGCCCAAACGGTAATCCGATACGCAGGCAAACGGGCTCTAGGGATGTTCTATAATAACATCTTGTCTGGTCCTAAGACCATCATTAGGAACCTTTCTGGCGCTGCGAGGCTTGTGTATCAACCTACCCAGATCGGCATTCGGGGCATTATGGAGGGCGATGATCGCTTGATTGGTGCCGCTGGAGAAGGCTTTGCTGCCATCTTTAGTTCGCTGATGGAGGCTTCACAGGTTGCTGGTCAAACCTTTAAGAGCGGTGTTCCTGCTTCTTGGAGCAGCGCCAACGTTGTCACCAAGATCGAACGGCAAGCAATGCTTGATGGTCTTGAATTGGCCGCCACAAATGATACCCAACGGATGGTTGCTGGTCACCTTCGGTGGCTTGATTCCTTTATGGGATGGACTGAGCTTCCCAGTCGGCTTATGATGTCGTCTGATGACTTCTTGCGTACCATTGCAGTTCGTCAGAAGATGACGCAAGACGCTTTTATGTATGCGTCTGAGAAGGGTGCTAAGAACTTTGCTGAAACCATGGAACATGCGATGATCGCAATGAACCGTGGAATTGATGCAAAAAGCGGTCAGATTACAGATAAGGCTCTTCGTCAGTACGCTGATGAAGTCACCTTTACCAATGACCCAGGTGCCTTTGCTAAGAAGCTGGAAGAGTTGGTTAGTATTGAAGTAAAGGGTATTGCCCCTGGTAAATACATCCTTCCCTTTATTCGTACTCCTGCCAACATCATGGGGTATCAGCTTGGATTTACACCGCTGATTGGTAAGTTTCTTGGTGGGTATCGTAAAGCCCTTCAATCTGGAGATGAGATTGCTCTTGCTGAACTGCGTGGTAGGGAATCAATTGGTTCGCTTCTGCTGTCCATTGGATACTCTGCTGGTGCCAGCGGCATGGTGACGGGCAACGCCCCATACGATCCGGACGAGCGTGAACGTTGGAGGCAACAAGGCATTCAACCTCGCTCCGTTAAGGTTGGAGATAAGTGGGTATCCTATTCTTGGTTTGAACCGCTGTCCAACTGGATGGCTGCCGCTGCTGATCTTGGTCACCTTTCTCGCTACGGCGATATTGAGGACATGAATCAGCTTGGAGCTGCTTTGACCTATGCTATTGCTGGAAGCTTTACCGAAAAGAGCTATTTGGCTAATCTTGACGGCATTGCAACTATTCTGAATCCTCAGGATACTTGGTCAAATCTTGTTGGTAATGGCAAGAACATCCCTGGTAACCCAAACAGCTTCTTGGATACGGTGTCTTCTGCTGGGTTGAACTTTGTTAACTCACAGATCATTCCTTGGAGTGGAGCCAGAAAGGCCTGGGCCAATGCGTCCGATCCGTACTATCGAGAGTACGATAGCCTATTCCAAAAGACCCTTGCTCAATTGTGGCCAGGTATCAGCCAAATGGCTCCGTATGAACCGGACATTCTGACTGGCAAACCAATGTTGCGTTCCACAGGCGGTCCCTTGAATGCTACCATTCCCTTTGAAACACTTGAAGAGAATCAGAGCCCTGTTGCTCAGAAACTTATTGAACTTAACGTGTGGCAGAAGGGACAGTTCAAACAAGCAACCACCGGTCAGATTTATACCGGTAAGGAAAGAGCAGCCGTTAAAGCACTTGTTGCTAAGATGGGACTTGAAAAGGCTCTTGCAGAACACTTTGCGTCTCCTCAGTTCAAGGCCGATGAGCTTCGGTGGAAGGAAGGATCGTTGACTCCTCAAGAGCAGCTGGTTGTTCCCTACTACAAACGACGTACCGAAGAAATCTTTAACGGATACATCAACGCAGCCAAACGGCAAATGGAGGCCACCAATCCGGACTTCATTAAGCGTAAGAATGAGTTCCTCATGCGTCAGGGAATGCAACGCGGTGGAGTGTATGATCTGATTCAATACAGTCAACCATAGCACACACACACTAAATTTTTAAGCAATGGCCATCACGCAAAATACTTATACAGGAAACGGGTCTACAACTCTGTTTTCTTTTACATTTCCATATCTCAATACGTCGGACGTTCAAGTTGAAGTTGCAGACGTTCTTACAACTGCATATACCTTTGCCAATGCTACTACTATTCAGTTCACCACAGCTCCTGCTGCCGGTGCGCGTGTAAGGATTTATCGGGTTACTAATACCGAAAGCCCTGAAAGTGTGTTCTATCCTGGGTCTGCAATTCGGGCTCAAGATCTTAATAATAACGCAACTCAGACTCTGTATTCTGTGCAAGAATGGAGGGGACAAACTGTTCCCCTTTATAATGCAGTACTGCCAGACGATTTGAGTATGGGTGGAAACCAAATTAATAATTTGGAAGACCCCACCCTTGCTCAAGATGCGGCCACCAAAAACTACGTTGATTCAACGACGTGGAATAATACTACTGAGACGACTCAAAGCACTGAGGTGTGGACAAGTGTTGATAGTCAGATTCCTACAAACAAATCTATTGATCAACGTATTGATGCCAAAATTGATACCGCATTGACCAGCGATATTGCTGGTTCTGATGGTGTCACAATCACCGATGATGGTGATGGTACTATTACGGTTGGTCTTGGTGCTGGATCTATTGATTTTGACCGCATCAAAGATATTGATATTGTAACCACTGCTGAACAAGACGCAGGCTCTCCGGCATGGCCAGGAAATGAAACAAAGCTTGCTACCATTAGTGCAGCTGCCAAACGATTTGATACCATTGTTCAGACTGCTACGCCTACTGGTTCTAACTGGCAAGTAGGTAAATCGTGGCTTCAAAATGATGTCAATAATACTCTCTCTATTTGGGACGGTTCAACTTGGAAAGGGGTGGCTTCTGGTGGTACATTTACCACACAGCCAACTGTTATTTATGTTGACTCGGTAAATGGTAACGATGCCAACGACGGTCATCGGATCATCAACCCAAAGAAGACGATCAAGAACGCCGTTGCCTCTGCCAATGCTGGCGATATTATCAAAGTAGCTCCTGGTGTTTACCAAGAAGTTCTGCCCATTGATATTACCGTTGCTAACCTTTCCATTGTTGGTGATGCTCAACGGTCCTGCTTTGTCCACCCAACACCGGCCACTGAAACCCAGATCATGTTCCGCTGCAACAGCGGTACCTACATCGACGGCTTTACGTTTGCTGGCCTGAAGGCAAGCGGCGCTCGTGGCGGCCACCCGATTGACAACAACGCTACCTACGGCCTACCTGCCAACCAGGGTTGGGTGGCTGGCTTTTATCCAGGGGCTGTCATTCGCAAAAGTCCGTTTATCAATAACGGCACTAACTTTGCTGATGCGTCAATTGACAACAGCAACTTCGATCCGAACAACTACCAAGGGACTGGTGGAGACGTAACGTCTAGTCCGACTGGTGGCGGCATCATCGTTGATGGTTCGCTGCCTAGTGTCAGCAGCCCTCTCCGTAGCTTTGTCATCAACGAGTTCACCCAGGTCTGTCTTGATGGTCCTGGTTTGCTGGTATGCAACAACGGCTATGCCCAGGCCGTGTCGTTCTTCGGCCTGTTCTGCCATTACCACGCTAAGGCACTTAATGGTGGTCAGATCAACATGGAGGTCGGCACCACTGACTTCGGTCGGTACGGCCTGATCGCTGACGGCAAGAGCAGCTCTGCCATCTTCACCGCCACGGCCAATGGCGGTGCATCTGCTGGTGCAATCACCTTCGCCATCAATGCTCCGACAGCTGGTGGCTCCTGGTTCGGTGATGCCAACCGCCCAGCCATCAACATGCTGGTGCAGATCGGCAGCGACATCTACCCGATCCTGTCCTCTTCGGTTAACGGGTCTGGCTGGAACGTCACCATCAGCCGGCCCAACCCCAGCAACAGGGCTGAGAACCTTGGCCTGGCCAACAGCCATGTCAACGGCGCTGCGGTGTCGTTCTTCCTGCGGTCGATGATCAGCACTGCGTCCCACACGATGGAGTACGCAGGCTCTGGCACCGATTACACCGCCCTGCCTGAGAACGGTGGCGTCCCCCAGGAGTCGAATGAATCCATCAACCTGAACAACGGCAAGGTCTGGCTGACCAGCACCGACCAGAACGGTAAGTTCAAGGTGGGTGACACGTTTGCCGTGGATCAGCAGACGGGCTTCGTCACCATTGACCCCAACTCGTACAGCACCAACCTTGTCTCTGACCTGAGTCCTGAGCTGGGTGGTGACCTGGACGTCCTGACACGGAACATCTACAGCTCACTGGGCAACGTCCAGATCAACGACACGCTGGATGTCACTGGTCCGATCCTCAACAGCACCGGCAACGTCTACATCAACGACACGTTGGAGGTGAACAGCGGTAGTGCTGCAACGCCTGCCATTACTTTCAACGGGGACGTAAATACTGGCCTGTTCCGCAGCGGCGCTGATGTCCTTGATGTCACAACAGGTGGCACAGCCAAGGTCCGCTTTGATAACACCACTGCTCCGCTGAAGGAGATCTACAGCAGCACTTACTACCCGGTCGTCACTCAGGTTGACATTGGAACAGCAGCAAGCCAGATACCGTTGAACTCAAACTTAGGTCAACTTGCTTTCCTGGATGAAGTTAGTCGATGGAAAGCAGCTTCTACTGCACCAACAAACAATCTCGACATCAATTTTGAGTATGTGTCTGATACGTCCATCAAGATTCGGATGCGCGGGTCTGATGGCACTGTTCGTTCGACCACCCTCACGTTGACCTGATCATGACGATTCAACCTTCAAATTATCCAACCACCAAGCCAGCCTTGACACTGGATTTTGCCAACTCAAAACAGCTGGACCCTCGCATCACCTTTAGCCGCAGCAGCAGTGGCACCTACGTCGATGCCAACGGCGTGATTCAAAGTGCAGCCACCAACGTGGCACGGTTTGATCACAACCCGGCAACGGGGGAAAGCCTTGGGCTGCTGGTGGAGGAGGCGAGGACGAACAGTTTTACCTACAGCCACTACCTTGATGACGCAACTTGGACAAAAACAAACACGCAAGTAATCCCAAATGCACTGCTTGCTCCTGACAATACGTTCACAGGAAGGCTGCTTAATAGCCAGGCCGCTGGAAGCGCCAATGTAAATCGTGCTTTTACAAGAAGCAACCCCGCATTTACTGTATTTATCAAGGCTGGATCTTCGTCTACTGCAAACTTAAAAATTCAATCAGATGTTGTTGGTAGAAACGTTTCATACAACGTAAATTTATCAACAGGAGTTTTGACTGCAGGGACAGGAAACACGGGAAACATAACTGGGTGGACAGAGTACACGTCCATCACTGCTATGAGCAATGGCTGGTATCGCGTATTTATTGGATTTTCATCTTCTACCGGAACTGTTAACTCTACTTACTCGGTTTCTCCTTGCGCTAACGGCTCTGCTGCGGCTGCGAATGAGAGCATCTATGTCTGGGGTGCCCAGCTAGAAGCAGGAGCCTTCCCCACCAGCTACATCCCCACCCCTGCCACCTTCACCAGCCGCGCCTCGACTGCCACCTACTACGACGCCAGCGGTGTCATCCAGACGGCAGGTAGCAACGTGGCCCGCAGTGCTGCGTTCTTCCCGGATAGCAATGGGGTGATGCGAAGTGCTGGGTTGTTGCTGGAAGCGGCGGGGACGAACTTGGTCACGTATAGCGAGCAGCTTGATAATGCGGCATGGAGAAAAACCGCTTCAACTATTACTGCAAATGCGGCAGCAGCTCCAGATGGAACGACAACTGCTGACTTGTTGTATCCAAGTAGCACAGGCACGCTACGCTACATGGACGCAAATGTCACCATTTCCAGTAGTATTACCACAATCTCATTTTTTGTAAAATCATCAGGATTCACTCGTTGTTATTTGCTTGGAGGCACAACTTCCATCGCCGCCTGGTTTGATCTTTCTGCTGGAACAGTTGGAACCGTCACATCTGGCTGTTCTGCGTCAATTCAAAAACTTGCAAGTGGATGGTTTCGTTGTTCTCTTACTCAACCAGCAACGACGGCTCCGTATGCATCTATTGGCCCATGCGATGCCGACAATAGCTTCACTGCGACTGCATCAGGCACCAATGGAATCCTTGTATGGGGCGCCCAACTAGAAGCCTCCCCCTACCCCACCTCCTACATCCCCACCACCACTGCCACCGTCACCCGTGCTGCCGACGTAAGCAGCAGCGCCACGGTTACCAGGAGTGCGGATGTGGCGCAGATGACGGGGACGAACTTCTCGTCTTGGTATCGGCAGGATGAGGGGACGCTAAGCTTTTCAACTCTTAGCAAAGGAAACGCATTTGCGGGTTACTTGCAGGGAGCTAGTACCATTAATCGCATTGATCCTTATCAATCTAATTCGTTTCCGACGCTTGTTGTCGTCAACAATGGCACAACTTTGGTTAATAGTGCTAGCTCAACTGCTATGTCATTTGCGTCAACGCAACAATTTGCTATCGGCATTAAGCAAGGCGCGTATGCACTGGCGCAGCAGGGAGCAGTAACCATTACAGGGACTAATTCTGCTTCTCCGCCAACGATCACTCAAATGTTCTTGGGCAGGCAATGGAGTCCTCTCTATCTCAACGGCACTATCTCTCGCCTTTCCTACTGGCCCACTCGTCTGAGTGATGCCACCCTTCAAGCCATCACCCGTTAATCACCATGACGACCTACTTCCTGCGCTTCCCCGACGAAGCCACCGCCGAGCTTGCCCTTAACCAAGTCGGCATCTACATCGCGCCCATCGGCAACAACCCTGGCTACTACCGCCTGGCCGACGTCGGCTGGGCCTTTGACCCCATCGGCACCATCACTGAGGGTGGCGTGTGGGACCAGCAGACCGGTGAAGAGCTGGTCCCTCCGACCGTGCTGCCTGGCTGGCACGCCAACTACATCGGTGACTCCCTGCCTGTTGACCTGGACATCTACCTTGTCCATCCTCAGCAGCCCTACCGGGTGTTTGCAAGCTAATGTCCAAACCTAAAGGCGCCCTTAACAAGGTCGTTCACGTCCCCGGCCCCCCGAAAAAAACTAAACAGGGGCAGGGGCAACATTCCCTACCAAATCACTCTCGTAAACAATCACGAGGACAAGGCAAATGATTACCATCTTTGGTCTTAAGCTTTCTTATGAAGCTGCCATCTTCTTCGGACTTTTCATTGCATCCGAAGTCATTGGACTGAGCAAGTATCGCTCCAACAGCGTTGTTCAAGTCTTTCTTAAAGTCGTCACTCTGCTGAAGCCTCTTCGGTCTGAGGACGACAAGATCCGTAAATTCAAGGATTCCCTCCGGTGACAAACATCCTCCTGCCGGTTGCCCAGTACTACCCACAAACAGATAGTCGCACGGCCCACGCAGACAGGATGTGCTTTTCCAGCACAATGGCCATGGGTGTCAAATACCTGTGGCCTTCCGCTTTGTCGGGCGTCAATGCTGATGATGACTACCTGAGAACTGTTCTCAAGTATGGGGACACCACGAACCCACAGTCACAGATCAAGGCAGCAGCTGCTTACAACGTCAAGGCCACCTTCTACAAGAATGGCAACCTTCAGAGCCTTTACGATCGCCTTGGTGCTGGCCTTCCGGTGCCTGTTGGCTTCCTTCATCATGGTCCGTCCTCGGCCCCTCGGGGTGGTGGGCACTGGATTCTGCTGATTGGAGCAACCGAGACGCACGGCATTTTTCATGACCCCTACGGGGAACTTGATAACCTTAATGGAGGCTACCCTCACCGTGGTATTGGTGGCAAGAGTGTCAGCTATACCTGGAAGAATTGGCTTCCACGGTGGACACACGGCGGTGAAGCATGGTTCATGGACCTCCGTCGCATCGAGGAAGTTAAGATTGCCCCTGCTTCCCTGACCTTTGAGAACTCGTGGAAGGGCGTCAAGGCCGTTGCTAAGGCCTGTGGTGCCAAGTTTCCTGAGGTGGTGGCAGCCCAGTGGGCCCTGGAAAGCAGCTGGGGTCAGCACACGTCTGGCAAGAACAACTTCTTTGGCATCAAGGGCTCTCCTGGTACCCTCCAGGAAACAAAAGAGTTCCTAAATGGCCGTTGGACCACGGTTGTGGCCAGCTTTAAGGACTATCCTAGCCCTACTGCTTGTATCGACCACCTGATTGCCATGTGGTACAAAGATTACAAGGGCTACAAGGGCATCAACCGTGCTACGTCGTGGAAGGAGAGCTGTCAGTTGCTCCAAAGCGAAGGCTACGCGACCGATCCGTCCTACCCTAGCAAACTCATCCGCCTCATTGAGGAGAATAACTAATGGCTTCACTTACTACTGGCGGTACAACTACTGCTGGAACTTTTCTGAGCAGCGATACCACCACTGCTTTTGAAGTGGGAACTGCCCGTACCATTACTCTTGGTGCATCCAGTGTCAATTTGGCGTTGACTTCAACGTGTCGGTTTGTTTCCCTCATTTGTACTGGTGGTAATCATTGTCATTACCAGATTGGAGTCGGTGCTCAAACTGCTTCAGCCACTACTCATTACTTGAAGACTGGTGAACGCATTACTTTGGCCGTTCCAATTGGTGCTAACATTGCTGCCATTCAAGGAACTGGTTCTAGCACTACCCTGTTCATTACTGAACTGGTAAACTGATGACAATGAGAGCCACTGAAGATCAATTCAACGAGCTTCACGGCCTCGTCACCAACGAATTGATCGGCCGCATCAAGAGCGGCGTTGCCACCACCCAAGATCTTAAGGCCGCAGCCGATTGGCTATCCAAGAATAACATTACAGGGCTGCCTGTGACTGGATCTCCTCTTGCTGCCCTCTTTGAATCACTCGAATTGGAGATGGAGGATGTCGAAAGGGCCATTAGATGAGGACCACCAGGAGATTATCCGAAATATCATTGCTACAGCAGCACTTGGATTATTTGGATGGCACCTGCTGACCCTTCACAACATTGCTAAGTCCGTTGATGTGCTTGTTCACCGTGCTGGTGCGGCAGATCAACGCCTTGAGCGCCTTGAACAGTACGTTTATTTTAACAATGGCGCAAGCAAAAAGTAAGTCCGCAAAGTATTATGCGGCAAATCCAAAGGCGGCTGCCAAAAAGGCTGCCTACCAACGCAAACTGAATAAGAAGCCCACCGTTAAGAATGCTTCGGAAGAGCGGTGGACAGAACGGAGACGGCGCGGCATTGCCAGCAAGGGTGGTGCCGACCTATCACATACAAAGGATGGCCGTATGGTGCTTGAATCGCCATCCAAAAACCGAGCCAGAAACGGTCACAACGGCAAAAGTACCAAGAAATGAACAAAGGAAACGCCAAGCCCCCCGGCCTCTACGCTAACATGAACAAGCGTCGCAAGGCAGGGACCAGCCGTCCAAAGAGTAAGAGCACGGTGTCGCCTAAGGCGTATGCCAACATGAAAGCAGGATTCCCTAAAAAGAAGAAGTAAACCACCGCAGCAGGCCTCATGCCTCTCAAAGATCCTTCTGAATACCTCTACTTTCTTAAGGCCATGACCGCAGCCGAAGCCAAGCGTATGTGGAGGACAGCCATTAAGGAACATTGGAACAACCAGTGTGTCTATTGTGGTTCATCTGAAAATCTAACGCTCGATCATGTCCATCCAAAAGCCCGTGGTGGGCACGACACTACCCACAATGTTGTGCCCGCTTGTCTAGATTGCAACCAGTCCAAAGGTTCGAACCACTGGTTGTCTTGGTGGGTTGGTCAAGACTCTTTTGACCACAAAAACTTCTCCAGGGTTCTGTCCTGGACTACCGGTTAGTACTAACGTAATTTTTTTTAGGTAAATCAAATGGCTACTCTTCCCGCAGGCGGTTCCAGTTACGGCAACATCTCGACGGCTCCTGGTCGTCAAGACGAGGACGAACTCAAGAACCGGACGCACACCACTGCTAACGTGTCGGGTGGTGTGACTACAACGACCACCGTTCCCGCTACCTTCGCTACCCTCGCCACGACTGTTGCTGCTAACGGTACCGTTGCTGCCTGTAAGACCGCAATCCGTACTGTTCGTCGGACCGATCGTATTCCCTCCTCGAACAACGCAAACAAGACTGGTCGTGTGACCCGCGTTGATACCGTTCAGGGTAAGATCCTGACCGTCAACACCCTGGTTGGTGGTACCCTCTACACCACCGGCACCTATTCTGCTGTTGCCCTTACTGGTGGTACGGGTACGGGCGCTACCGCTGACATCACCGTTGCTGGTGGTGCCGTGACGGTTGTAACCATCGTCAACGGTGGTTCTGCTTATGACGTTGGTGAAGTGCTGAGTGCTGCTGCTGCCAACATCGGTGGCACTGGTTCCGGTTTCTCCGTGACCGTGGCTACGACTTCTGGTCCCGTTAACGCCTGAGGCTAAATACTATGGCTCCTAAAAAGAAACCGCTTACCGTTGGTAAAGGTACCAGCTATACCAGGCCCGTAACTCCTGGTAGCAATCCGCGTCCAGTAAGTGCAAAGCCTAGTCAAGCTAGCAAAGTGCGTGCTGCCCAAAAAACCACTTCTAGTGGAATCACTCGGCGTCCTGATGGGCGTCCTCAAACTGAAGGTCGCGGTGCCCGTCAAGCTACTAGCACGGCCAGCGTCACCAAATCTGGTGGAGGCACTTCTGGTTCGGCAAAGGTTACAACTGGCCGTGGTATGGCTCCTATGGCTGCCAAGGCAGCTCGTACCGTGGCAACGCTGGCAAAAGCTGCTAAGATGGTTGGCCCAGTTGGTGCTGCTGCCGCTGTGTTGGCTCCTCGTAAGCTTGCTGATGGAACCCTCAAAGGTAAACCGACCGGCAACCCCCAGGGTCCTGCTGTGCCTAAGCGTCTGACTCAGGGTGGAATGGATAAGGGCTCCTTCGATGACGCCTTCCGTCAGTCCCGTCAGGCCAAGAAGAAGACCTTCACCTGGCGTGGTAAGAAGTACAACACCAAGCTTCGTGGGGAAAAGTAATGCCCCTTTCAAAGGGTAAATCCACAAAAACAGTTTCCAAAAACATCCGGAAGCTTTCTAAGGAAGGTTACCCTAATAAGCAAGCAATTGCCATCGCTCTCAGTAAGGCTGGCAAGAGCCGCAAGCGTAAATAGTCACCATTGGGTCCTGTAAGCCCCTACAGGGCCCTTTCACATATGTTTAGGTATGTTGACACCATTACAAGGTCCGGGCCACCTTAGAGCCCATTTACAGCACCATATTAATGCACCTTCGCAGTGGTACTATCCGTATCATTGTAGTTTTTGTCACGCTCAAGTTGAATTGCTACTTGCAAACGCTAGAAAACAACAAGGATGTGTTTGTAGAAAAGGCGTAAGGCATGGACAACATGGAATGGTAGAACATGAAATGTGGGAAAGATCAAAACGCCGGGCCCGGAAAAAAGGGTTTGAGCACACGATCAATTACACAGACATAAACGTACCATCCCACTGCCCATTGCTTGGAATTCCTCTGTTTCGTAGCGCAGGCAAAGGAGCATGTGACAACTCTCCATCTTTAGATAGAATTGATTCATCTAAAGGTTACACTCCAGATAACATTTGGGTTATTTCTAACAAAGCTAATTCTATTAAATCAAATGCAACCCTTGAAGAACTCGAAGCAATCGCCACAAGATTTAGAGCAAAGATTGAAGGAAGACTTTAGTATATTTTTAAAGTTGGTTTGGAAATCACTAGATCTTCCTACTCCTACCCGTGCTCAATTGGCTATGGCGCGTTATCTCCAATACGGAGGTAAGCGTATACAGTTGCAATGTTTTAGAGGTTTGGGTAAGAGCTGGGTCACGGCGGCTTTTGTATTGTGGAACTTGTTCTGCGACAGAGACAAAAAGATTATGGTAGTGTCAGCTAGTAAGCAACGTGCTGATGACTTTTCGATCTTTTGTCAAAAAGTGATTATTGACGTGGTGTGGCTTAACCACCTTGCTCCACAAGACGACGATCAACGCTGGTCACGAGTGTCCTTTGATGTTGCTGGTGCAAAACCGGCCCAAAGCCCTTCCGTAAAAAGTGTTGGTATCAGCGGTCAGTTAACTGGCTCTCGCGCAGATATTCTGATTGCTGACGACATTGAAACTCCAACAAATTCAGCTACAGACATGATGAGGGAAAAACTTCTTCAGCTTGTCACTGAGTTTGAATCCGTTTTGACACCTAAAAAAGATAGCCGCATTATCTTTCTTGGCACACCTCAATCTTGCTTTACCATTTATAATTCACTTAGGGAACGTGGATATGTTCCAATGGTGTGGCCTGCCCGCTATCCAAAAGAACTGACTGGATATGAAGATATTCTTGCTAAGGAACTTCAAGCTGACATTGAAGAGCATGGCCTTAAGAACTTAGCTTGGAGACCAACAGATACCCGCTTTTCAGAAATTAACCTTCTTGAGCGGGAACAGTCAATGTCTCGGAGCAACTTTATGCTCCAGTTCATGCTGTCAACCAGCCTTTCCGACGCCCTCAAGTTTCCCCTTAAATTGTCAGACTTTTCGGTTCTGGCTTTGGACCCTGCTCGTGGTCCGTCTGATCTGGTGTGGGGGGCTGACAAGGAGACCCTATTGGATCTGCCTGCTGTTGCCCTTCCTGGGGACCGCTGGCATCGACCAAAGGCAACCGGTGAGTTCATTCCCTGGAACGAAACGATTACCGCTGTGGACCCCTCAGGCCGAGGGAAGGACGAAACAGTCAGCATCATCCTTTCTCAAATAAACGGCTTCATCTATATCAGGGACATCTATGCTACTCAGGACGGATACTCGGATGCTACTCTGAGAGAGATCCTAAGAAGGTCAAAGCAGTTCGGATCAAAGACGTGTCTCATTGAATCTAACTTCGGTGACGGCGCCATCATGGAGCTGCTCAAGAAGCACGCCATCGAAATGAAGGTTGGCATGAACTTTGAAGAGACACGCGCCACAACACGAAAAGAGGACCGAATCATTGACACCCTGGAACCAGTCCTCAACCAGCACCGCCTTGTCATCGATCAACGATTGATTACCTGGGACTACCAGTCAAACAACGACATGGCCCCAGAAGAGAGACTGCCTCGAATGCTGATGTATCAGCTAACAAGGATGTGCCGGGAAAAGGGTGCCGTAAAGCACGATGACAGGGTAGACGCACTTGCCCTTGGAGTTAAGTACTTTCAAGACATCCTTGCCATATCCTCAAAGGAAGCGTTAATCATGGAAAAGAGACAGGAGTGGGACAACATGCTCAACATGTTCCTTGAACAGCCCACCCTTGCTACTGACATGCTCGTCGCTGGACGCTCCTTTACAGACATAGAAATCCCAGTAGACACAACGGTTTATTCATGGATTCCCTAAAAGGGTACTTGCCCCTATAGGGGGAGAGGGGTTAAGGGGAGAGGGGGACCTCTGAGGAAGCCGCGATAGCGGCGCCCCGAAGACCAAGGAAGGACCCCGAAGGGGGACTGACGCGGAGCCGACTACTGGAATGTAATTGCGTGAGTCGGACGACTATTGCTAGACTTGTTGAGGGCAAGAGTCCCGGAGCCCCTCTTGGGGGCGATGGGAGTCGCAGACCTTCGGAAAGACAAGTGAGTCAATAGTTGCTCACATTATTACTATAGCCAGGCCAGCAATAGCAACAGCTATTACCTTCCCTTACCTACCCCTCTCTTACTCCCATACCATAACTACTTACTCCTTCGTATGCCTGCTACTAAGCTTATCTGGATCACACCGGATGCTGAGTCCATCATTACCTACTGTGCCCGTGTATCCAACCCAAAAGGTCAAGAAGCTAATAGAAGCCCAGAACGGCTGCTTAAGTACCTGATCAAGCATAAGCACTGGAGTCCGTTTGAGATGGCAAGTGCGTGTGTTGAGATAAATACCACTCGGGACATCTCAGCACAGATTCTCCGACACAGGTCATTTTCCTTTCAGGAGTTCAGTCAGCGGTACGCGGAGGTTCAGGTACGTCCGGAGCTTCCCGCTTGGAGGCGTCAGGACCTGACCAACCGGCAGAACAGCATCGACGACCTTGACCTGGAAGCAATTGCTGAGGCAGACCAACTTTGTGCCAACGTGATTAAACAGTCAACGCTTGCGTATCAGCGACTGCTTGAGTTAGGAGTGGCTAAGGAGTGTGCCAGAAAGGTTCTTCCCATTAATAGTCCCACTCGTCTATACATGTCTGGAACGCTGCGGTCGTGGCTTCACTACCTTCAGGTACGGCGTGGGCCGGAGACTCAGCTGGAGCATCGGGTCATTGCCCAGGAAATTGCCAGCATTCTTTGTAAGCACATTCCAAGCATCTTTAACGTGATTCAGGAGGACCACAACTGTGACCAAAATTGACTTGACCGTGGACCAGGCTCGCAAAGTGATTGCTGTGGCTCCAAAAGACAGTCCCTACTACGCGGAGGCTCAGCGGGTTCTGTTTGCTAAAGGCTACGTTCCCCATGCTCGTAACCTTGACGAGGAGTATCCGCCTGTGGCTCCTGGGACGTGAAAGAGGCCTAGAAGGCTCTGGAAGACCCCTCTGACTCCCCGCAGGTGTCAATACACCTACGGCTCCTCAGAGGGCCCTTCTAGGAGCTTCTACGGCTATCCATAATTTTTGACAGAAATTTCTGAAGTCCTGACGCCTAGCCGCCGCCGCCCACTACCCCCATAGGGGGTCGGCCAGTACACCTGTTCTTGTGCGGGGGTGGTCGTGTCCAATTTTGTGTCCAGTGGTGGCAGTGGACAACAACAAACCCTTGCTATTACTGGGTTCTTGGTATGTTGCGTCACTGCTGTGAATGCAGGTACGCAAGGATTGGACATGGATGCAGTGGTATAAGTGTACTAGTTTTAACCTGTGCGTGTGCATTGTACGGCAATCACATCGGGAATGTGTATTTTATATGAAAATCTGTATCCGATCAGTACGTTTGTACTATTCACAAGCCTCCCGGCAATACAGTTGTACTATTTTGCTTAGTTGGCTTGACACTGGTTGACAGACCCTGTATTGTTGGATCAGTTCAATCAACCAATCCATGAACAACCAACCCAAGGGCGAAGCCAGCTCCAATGGCCGGGGTGTGCCCATTTATTGCCTGTGGGTATGCCCTGCCGATGGTGGCTGGGAAGCGGTACATAGCGGCCCGTATCAGGATTGCTATTCCCAGGCGCTGGCCACAGATCAGCTTTATGCATCAGCCGCCCTGACCATCCAACCTGCGGGCTTTAACCCGAACACCTAATAGCAATCAAAGGGGCGGCCGTCTCAAAAGCTGCCCAACCACAACAACAACAACAACACACACACACCGCACCATGGACAGCACCTTTGCCTCATCACTAACAGCACAGGAGATTAGGATTGCAATCCTGGAGTTGGCCGATCGCTACGGCGAACATGATGTATTGTCTATGATCTTGCGCGGCATGAACATTACTGAACTGCGCGAGAATTTGGATTATCTGACTGATGAGTTTGCCAACTGATCACAACCAACACCACACCCACACAATACACCATGTATTACGTTTGCCGCATGACTGATACCTTCCAATGGGAGGGGCTGCGCTCAACCACTGATGAGAACTACGCTGACCAGCTTGTCGAATACTATTCAAACCAGTTTCCACACGCATACATTGACGTGTTGACCTATGACGAATTTCACGGCGGCCCGGTCAAATGGGCAGCTATGGCAATAAACTGATCACAAGCCACAACAACAACAACAACGCATCCAAACCAATGGCAAACCGGGTAAAGCACCGCGCCAACACGCGCAACATCGCAGGCATTCTCTCACAAGCCACGTTTGCCGATCTGGAGAATGGCATTCACTGGTACGATCGGGCACTGACTGCATCGCAGGCCCTGGCCGATGAGTACGCCATCACCACCGCTCAGGCTGCAGGCGTTATCTCCGCTCTGAGTCCAAACAACAAGTGGCAGCGTAACATTTACGATGCCGATAGATTAATTAGGGCGGCCATCGATGACAAACAAGATGATGTAAAGGTTTGCACCTTTGGGCTGAATAAAGTCAAGGCACTAAAGATCATGGATCTTGCCTTTGATCATGGCTATGATGAGTCAATAGACGTTGATACCATTTCAGCTATTCTCAATGGTCAAAAGGTGACTGCATTCTTTAGGTGCATTATGGGAGACACTGACACTGTTTGCGTTGATGGCCACGCCTTTGCAATCTTTAAGGGTCAACGGATACCTACATCCAAAACCCCTAACATTGGCAAGGGACTATATCTTACCATTCAACGGTCCTATCAGTTAGTAGCGGATCGATCGGCTGACATTGTCAGGCATAAACTGACCCCGTCTCAGGTTCAGGCTGTGACGTGGGTCACCTACCGGAGGATGCTTAAAGATGCATGAACTAGACTATGTTGCCGATCAACTATTCTATTATTTGTGGGAGGTTCCCGAAAATGACACACAGACAGACACTGACCCCGATGATGAACCGCTCTGGCTGCCATGGGAGGATTGATGCTGATTCATTGGCCAATCAGTGGATCAGCGCACCTAACACCATCCCAACCCATACCGAACGTAAAGAGTTTAGGCTGTGGTTACTTGATCAATTCTCACGGATGCGGGCGGAGCATATTGAGCCGCTGTTTGTCACCCGAGAGGTTAGCATTGATGAGGCAATGATGGCGCTTGATAGGGTAACCTTGCCAGGTGAAATACGTTGGCTTCCAATCAGTCGGTTAAATAATGATCCTAACGTTGACCTTATGTCACAGCAACAGAACCTTATGTTTAGGGCGGTTCATGATTGGATCCACCATAAGATAGGGGCGGCTGCTACCTTTGATGGGGAATTGTCTGTCACCCTTGAGCATATCAAGTCTGCGCCAGAGTCTATTCATTGGATCCTATGGTCAGAGGTTGCTTGCCAGGCAGCAGTTACAATCAGTACGGGACAATTCCCGCAGCAGAAGTTAGCTAAACTGATATGAATGGTTGATCCTACTAATTATCACCGGCGACATAGACCGGGGTTCCTTCATCGGGCCCCGGTTTTTTTTATTTGTCAATGTACTAGTACATGTGTACTGTTCACAAGCCTCACCCTTA